ATTAGGGGCAGAATGGGAAGTGATTCGCATTACTGATGTTTTAATAAATCAAAACCTTCAGATGCTTGTTAAAGCAATTACGGAAGTCAAAAAAGAGCGGCAGAAGTTGCGTGCAAAAAATCAAGGTAAATTACCTGAATGGTATAGCAATCGAGAACGCGTAAAAACATTAGCATAGTATTTATGCAATCAGGTATGACGCAGGCAATAAGTCAGCGTCAGGGTAACAGTATATCGCAACATGGCAAAGGGTGGGTGCCGCGATATTATATTAAGGCGGGTGATCTTATTTGAGATGATAGTAATATATATGGCATATCAGCTTTAAGACAGCAATAGAAAAGCCGAGTGATTTACGGCTTTAAAAAAAGAAAGCGAGCCGACCTTTACCGGCGCGCTTTTTATATTTGTATTATAACGATTATATAGATTAACAAAGGAGGCGGCATAATGCCCCAAGACAATCTCACTGATAAGCAAGAAAAATTCGCGCAATGTGTCGCTTCCGGGTCAGAACTGTCTGCCGCATATAGGGCGGCGTATAGTTGTGACGGCATGAGCGATAAAGCGATATGGGTAGAGGCAAGTAAGAGGCGAAAACATCCTAAGGTTTCCCTAAGGATAGCAGAATTACGTGCCGAGAACGAATCGCAGGAGATATGGACACGCCGTAACATCATGGAACGGCTTGAACGTATCGCGGAAGAAGCAAAGCAGGCTACATCAAAACCAATACTCGATGGCAACGGTAATGTAGTCGGCGCACAAATGGATCCCGCCGCCGCCAATGTGGAATTAAAAGCAACGGAGCAGGCGTCAAAGATACTCGGCTTATATGAACAAAAGATTAATGCCCGCGTTACATTACAATCCATTGAAGAATACCTAAAGACGGTCGACGCCGATGAAAATACATAATGCCAAGCAATACATCGAAGCGTTTCTAAAAATCAAAACCAAAACGGGCGAGGTCGTGCCGTTCAAGTTAAACGCGGCGCAATTAAAACTATACAGCATCATACAGGCGCAGAAAGCAGCGCATAAGCCAATACGCATAATCATATTAAAAGCGCGTCAGCTCGGCTTCTCAACGCTCACAGAGGCGCTACTGTTTCATTCGTCTGCAACGCACACGGGTATCAATTCGCTCGTTGTAGCACACACAGATGAATCTACATCAAATCTGTTTACAATGTCAAAATTATATTATGAGAATCTGCCCGAACCGGTGCGCCCAATGAAAAAGGCGTCGAATGCGCAGGAATTATTATTTGAGAATCCAACGCGTGACCCGACTGAAAAGGAGCTATACCCTGGACTGCGTTCGCGCATTCGCTGTTCAACCGCAGGCGGCAAAGGTATCGGACGTTCCGCGACGTTGACGAATGTGCATTTATCGGAATATGCATTTTGGCCCGGAGATAAAGGCGCGACATTACTCGGCATATTACAGGCAGTACCAAAACTGCCCGGTACCTCGGTATATATCGAATCAACCGCAAACGGCTATGATGCATTCAAAGAAAGATGGGATGCGGCGGTCAAAGGCGAATCGGATTACATACCCGTATTCTTTGCGTGGTTTGAGAATCCCGAATACCGCATGAAAGTTGAGGATGACACCGTATGGACGGAGATTGAAACAGATCTACAGCAGCGTTATTCACTTGACGATGAACAACTAATGTGGCGGCGCTCCTGCATCCGCAATGAGTGTGGTGGCAATCTTGATATGTTCAAACAGGAATATCCGGCCTGTGCGGATGAAGCATTCCTAACGTCAGGCAGCGCGGTATTCGACAATGAGATTATTATAAGGCGGCGCGGAGAGGTCACAGCTCCAAAGCTCCGCGGTGAGTTCGTATATGATTATGACGGACTCGAAATATCGAATATCCGATTTGAGCCGCGCGATAATGGATTGGTTTCGATATACGAAGAACCGAAGCAATATTACCCATATGTTATAGGCGGAGATACAGCGGGCGACGGGTCAGATTATTTTTTAGGTCAGGTAATCGACAATACGACCGGACACCAGGTTGCGACGCTGCGCCATCAATTCGACGAAGATTTATATGCGTGGCAGATATACTGCCTCGGCCGGTATTACAATGACGCGCTTATAGGCATAGAGGTAAACTATTCATCCTACCCGATAAAGGAACTTGAACGTCTGCGATATCCGCGTATGTATGTACGGCAAGCGGAGGACACATTCACGCACAAGATGAAAGACGCGTTCGGGTTCTTGACTTCACAAACAACACGTCCGGTAATTATTGCAGCGCTCGTCGGAATTATGCGCGATACGCCGCAGACTGTCGTTGACTTTACAACGCTGGGCGAAATGCTGACGTTCATCTATAACGAGCACCGGCGTCCGGAAGCAATGAGCGACGAACACGATGACTGCGTAATGTCATTAGCGATAGCGCATTATATACGCCCGCAGATGACATACACGGCGACGCTGCCCGAACCGAAGCGGGTCAAGTGGGAGGCGGATATGTGGGAAGATTATAACGGCAGCACACCGGCGATACAAAAATTATTAATTGAGAGATGGGGGAACCCGCGAAATGAACGAAGTTAACGAAGGAAACCTGTTATACCTTTATATGAAAAGAGCGGCGGCGTTTCAAGGCGTTGGCATACGCGAGTTAGATTCTAACACGGTGCTATCATTACAATTTCGAGTGATGGACGCGGTTAAAAACGACAACGTATCATGCTCTGATGCAATAGAAGCGAGTGCGATAGAGGATGAAGTTAACGCATATTTTCACTGTGTTTCTGAACCCGCGCGTCCTAAAGGAATAATGCCGCGTTACGTATGGGAAGAGAAGCGCATGAACGTTATTCGAGAAGCCGTTAACAGATTTGCAGATGCCGGTCAAAGTCTCAACGTACCCGAAGAGTGGCTTACAGAGTATTATGAATTGTATCGACGGGGGAAAACATGAAAACGATATTGTGCAGAAACTATGACGAGCCATTGCAACCGTTGATGATGGTTGATGCCAACATGATAAAAGTAGTCAGCACAAGTGAAAAGGTATTTGAAAATATCACTGAATTGCACTACGTTGCGGCGGGGATTAACGGTGAAGTGGTGCGCATATCTCCGTATTGCGAAGATAAGCGAGACGCAAATAACATAATACGCAAAATATATTCGTCGGGGAAATACGACGAAAGGGGGCGACGCTATCAATGAATAAACAGCAATCCCGCGAACGCCTTGACTTATGGCAGACGCGCTTATCAACGCAGGAATCCGCGTACAGCGGCATTCTTGAATCAATGGAGAACCGTGAAGCGCTATACAAAGGCAGCCGTACCCTCACCGCTCTTGTTACAGGCGACACAAAAACCGAAGCGGTACACGTTCGTAACATCATAGCCGAGTGTATCGAAGCGCAGGTTGACGCAAATGTACCGCAACCGAAAGTCACAGCCTGCCGCAAAGAGGATGAACCACTTGCCGATATCATAGAATCCATGCTCCGTAATGAGCTTGACCGTATGCCGTTTGAAGTTATGAATGACATGATGGCACGTACCGTTCCTATCCAAGGCGCGGGCTATTGGCTATGCGAATGGGACAATACAATGCGCACCCATGTTACTGTAGGCGATATGGTAGTCTCTACACTACACCCCAAGCAAGTTATACCGCAGGATGGCGTATATGACCGCATAGAGGATATGGACTACATCATTATCAAAATGCCGCAGACAAAAGAATACATCGAACACAGGTACGGCGTGAGTGTCGAGGATGAATCTGAATCTGAACCGGAGGCCAAAGGTACAGACGACGAAGCCGAGAACTGCGCCGATATGGTGACGCAGTATGTGGCGTATTACAGGAATGATAAAGGCGGCATAGGCTTATATTCATGGGTTAATGATACAGAGTTGGAGGACTTAGAGGACTATCAAGCAAGGCGGTTACGCAGATGTACAAAATGCGGAGCTGCCGAGCCAAGTGGCGTTGAACCTATAGGCGAACAGACGCTTGACGGTACGAAGCCTACAGATACGCTTACGGGCGAGTTACCCGATGATGTGGCATTACCCTCCGATACGGCGTCCGTGCAAACCAAGCATAGTGGCGCGTGTGTGTATTGCGGTAACACAGACTTTAAAGAAACCGAGGAAAAATATGAAGAAATATATGCTCCGATAACACGTTCGTTCGGCGAACCCATTCCCGGCGGTGACCCCGCAACCGGCGAACCGACGCGCATACCGTATTATAAGCCCGATATGTACCCCGTAATATTGCAGCGTAACGTATCGGTATTCGGTCAGCTATTGGGCGAATCAGATGTTGATAAGATATCAGATCAACAGAATACGACCAATATTATGCACGGTAACATAATTGATAAGCTGCTTGAAAGCGGTTCGTTTGCGGTATTGCCGAATAAAGCCACAATCAAAACGGATCCGAAGCGTAAAAAAGTCTTTTATTCCGACAACCCTGCCGATCTGAATTACTTCAAATCATTTTCAATGGACGAAGATATATCACAGGATATACTATACCTTGAACAAGTCTACCAAGAAGCACGTCAGATTATAGGCATTACAGACAGTATGCAGGGACGCAAAGACCCGACAGCTACATCCGGCAAAGCGAAGGAGTTCTCCGCGGCACAGTCGGCAGGGCGGCTTGAATCGAAGCGCGTTATGAAAGATGCGGCGTTCGCTGCATTGTTTGAGGCAATGTTCAAGTTTAAATTAGCCTATGCCGATGAAGCGCGTCCGGTCGTGTCACAGGATATTCACGGCAATGCACAGTATCAGGAGTTTAACCGATATGATTTTCTCGCACAGGATGATGCGGGTGAGTGGTATTGGAATGATAGATTCTTATTCTCCAGTGATACGTCGTCTCCGCTCGCGTCGAACCGTGAGGCAATGTGGCAGGAGACAAGGCTCAACCTCACATCGGGCGCGTTTGGTGATCCGACGCAGATACAGACACAGTTGTTATTCTGGACGATTATGGAGCAGTTACATTACCCGGTAAGCGGTCAGGTTAAAGCTTATTTAGAGGATATGGCGCAGCAACAAGCCGCCGCGCAGCAACAGCAGATGCAGGCGCAACAGCAAATGCAGCAGCAACAGGCTCAGATGCAGCAGGAGCAGGGCGCGCAGGCACAGCAACAGCAGTCAGGCGCAAACGATATGCAACAGCAGAAAGCCGTGCTTGATACGAAGCGGCAGGCAAAGGAAGATGCACTAAAGGCGGCAGAAACCTCAATGAAGCGACAAAGCATGGCGGTTGAGCTACGGCAGAAAGAGAAGTTATGATAACTATACGGATTAACAATCTTGACTATAAGATTATATTCACCGAACCCGACAATGGCAATCTTTGCGTTGACAGCGTGTGGAGATGTGGCTCGTGTTGCATGGCAGGCGGAATGATATACATTGATAACGCACTGTCAGATGAAGTAACACGCAGGACGTTGATTCACGAAATCACTCATGCATATATTTACGCTTACGGTCACGCAAAGCGCGGTGAATATCAAGATGAAGATTTATGTGAGTTTGTTTCCGCTTTTGGCGGCGCGATAATCGGCGACGCAGAAGCGGCAATGAAACATTACGGGAAGGTTGTCAATACCGCAGGCAGCGGTAATATTACTACAGGAACGTTGAATGCTAAAAGATTAGCATTTGACGATAATATAACATCTCCTTGCGACATGAGCGGTATTACATTAATATAACATAATTCGGCACAGCTGAGAAAGAAGGGTAAAATGAACGATAAAGATATGGTATATGTATCTCGGAGAGCAAAAGCCGGTGAAGATATTAAAATATTTTCCACGGACTCGCGCAGAAAATATGATGGCAGCAAGTATATCGGCAAGAGGTATGTCGTAACAAATACCGATCCGATTGATGATTTTTTTACAGATAAAGATGCCATTATTGTAAGAACACAAAATGATATTAAGCGTTTTTATGATTCTGAATATATGGTATTATGTGAGAGAAGTTTAGCTTAACAAAGTAACAAACGCTTTATAGGGTACTATGTCCGCGAAACCTATATGGCGCATTAAATAGATATCTCAGTCTACTTTGAAAGGGGGTGACATACATGGCAAAAGAATACGTCGGCAAAATCAAGAACACCGGCACACAGGTAATCGAAGCACCGAACAAAATGCCTACATCGAAAGGTGGCGGCAAGGTGCAGAAAGGCAAAGACTTACGCGTTAAGGGCTAATTAGTAGCCCTTTTCTATTGCATAC